GTGATGACAATGGCTGCTGATGGGGATGTTATGATTGGAACAACCACTTCAAGTGGTGGAAAATTAACTGTATATGATGCTGGAGGCTCTTATCTTTACTTGCAAAATAGCACGACTGGAACTGGTAATGAAGGTATATCATTACAGGCTTATCAAGATGATGGATATATAGCTAATTATTCAGGCTCAGATGGTAAATTATTTTTTAACGTAAATAATGCTACTACTACCGCAATGACAATTCTTGGTAGTGGCTATGTCGGTATCGGCACAACCTCGCCTACTGCTGTTTTTCATACCGAAAAATCGGAGAATGGGTTATTGGCATATTTAAATCAAACTCATTCTTCGGGTCTTGGTCTACTCATAAAAGGTACTGGAACTGGTTCATCTGAATATTTATTAAAATTACAAGGCAACGCTGGTAGCACAGAAGCAATGTTTGTAGGCAAAGACGGAAAAGTCGGTATCGGTACAGATTCTCCCGATAGTTTGTTAGAGTTAGAATCTTCAGCAACTACTGGTCACACATTATCAATGAAAGGTACGAGTGGTAGTGCAAATGTAAGATTAAAATTAGACTTTAATGGAAATGCTGGTTCTCAAGGCAGTAAAGGGTATTTACAATTTAATAATAGTTCTAACTCTATAGAACTTCAATCTGATACTAACATAAGATTTCAACCAGGTGGAACAACAGATAGAATGATTCTTGATGACAACTCTCGCATTAGTCTTAGTAATAATGATAATAATACCTCTAATACAGTATTTGGTAAAACTGCTTTTAATGCTGGTAGCGATAATGCATCAGATTACAATGTTGCCGTAGGTGAATTATCAATGGGTACTGGCTCTGTTGCGGGTGCTTCCAATAATGTTTCGGTTGGATATAAGTCTTTAGAGGATATCACATCTGGTGATGAGAATGTTGCAATTGGAGCTAATGCTTTGGATGCTCTTACGATAGGGACTTCTAATGTTTCATTGGGATATCATGCATTGGGTTCTGAAGATGTAGGCGATAGGTCAATAGCTGTAGGGTCACATTCATTGGGTTTACAAAATTCAAATACTAATAATGAAGTTAGTGCAAATGTTGGTATCGGTTATGCATCGGGGTATTATAATATTGAAGGCACTAAAAATATTTTCATAGGATATTATGCAGGGTCTGGAGCGACTAGCGGAACTGTTTCAGTTAGTAATAATGTCGCAGTTGGATATGAGGCTCTAAAATCATTAGCAGCAAGTCAAACAACTACAGACGGAACAGTTGCGATTGGTTATCAAGCTGGAACAGCCATTACTTCAGGTGGTGGCAATACTGCTATAGGGTATCAAGCTGGAGATGTTTTAACTACTGGTGGTGAAAATACTATTATTGGTTACAATGCTGATGCAAGTGCTAGTGGAGGAGCTAATCAAATTGTTATTGGTAAAGATGCAACTGGGTTAGCAGATAATTCTGCAGTCATTGGTAATTCATCAGTAACTGATGTTTATATGGGTTCTGATAGTGGAGCAGTAGTACATAGTGGAGCGTTAGTAAATGACTTAACTGCAACAAATCAAAATAGCGTTACATTAACATATAATGCAATGTCTGTTCAATCAGGTAAATATGTAACTGTTAGTGCAGATAACCAAACTATAACACTTCCAGCAGTTCAAATAGGAGCGGTATTTATCATTGTTAATAAAGCTGCTGATGGTGCTGCTAAACTTACTATTTCTCCAGATGCTAATGATAAGTTTTTAACTAATATAGCAGGTTCTGTTGGAACTAATAACAAAGATATTATAAATACAAAAGCAACTCAAAATCAAGGAGACTTTGTAAAACTAGTGGGATTAAATGAAGATGGATGGTTAATTGATTCTATTAGTGGTATTTGGGTTGATGAATCGTAAAGATTTTAACTAACAAACAAAGGAGCTAAATAATGGCTAAAAAAGAAAAAGAACAAAAGCCTGTTTTAACTTTCGATGACAAAGAGTACGTAATCGAGGATATGACAGATGAACAAAAAGGAATACTTAACCACATTAACGACTTACAGA